TTCTTTTAATAGTTCGCTTACGTATTTCTCGGTTCCATCCATAGTTTTTACTGCGAACAGAGGAGATTTCATATATTTTTTTACTTTTTTATATTGCTTTAAAAGTTTTTCAACTTCATCTGTGGAAATTTCAATTCCAACTTTTATTTTATTATCTTTAAATCCTTCACTCATTTTCTTTTCTTTTTCTCAGGTGCCTTATAACCCCAGATCTTGGGATTAGTTCTTCCATATCCAAAATCAATTTTCTTAACTGATCCTGGACCAAACTTATCATAGTAAAGGTCAAAGATTCTTACTCTTGTTCCTCTACAGAGATCCATATATGCATTACCTTCGACTTCATAAATTACAATGTATGCGTCATTAGGCAACGATGGATCTTTAATTTGCTGTAATGTAGTTCTCTCAAACAAAAGTTCGCAACCATAGCGAGGAGGAAGATTCTTCTTTTCTTCTTGGGTCCACTCCACTAGCACTTCCTCCTTTTCTATAACCGCTCTCACGAGCGTCCTCCCCAGGTGATATCTGGGTATGCCTCTTTCACATTATCAAATGTGATCTTGTATTTATCTGTAAGTTTCTTATCTTTTGTAAGAATTAATACTTCTGCCTCTTTGGGATGAAGACCTTGTAGGAGATTAATAAACATTGTCTCCCTACGGATTTTAGATAGACTATCATTACCACCCTTAACGTAATGGTAAAGATTCTCATATTCTCTACGGAGTGATGTTTTACCTCTACCGTTTAAATCTTGTCCAGTGGCAGATTCTCCACCACTCGCTTCCATAGATAGGTTTTGGGAAAGAGTTCCAGAGTAAACAGATTGCTCATCAGCATTTGCATATGGAACTTCACCATCAGGAAGAAGTGAAATTACTGTGCTATCAAAATTCCAAATAAAAATAGTTTTCAAAGAATCATGTTCATACTTCTTTAGAACTTCTACTTTTTTTGCAACAGTCTTCTGTGCAGAAGCTAATTCTAGAATTTCAAAGACAAAAGGATTTGTTGGTAATTCAATTGAAGAACTTGCTGCCGTTGTACTAGGCGCCCTCTTCTTCGTCGTCTTCGTCATAGTCATAATCGTTTTCAAACCTCACGGCTAAAATTTCATCGGGAATCACATTCCCATTTTCGTCAAACATTTCGGGGTGTGTATAAGCAGCATAGTTTTTTTCTATGAGGTATTGCTTAACGGTCCATCCCATTATACCTCCGACAAAAAAGAACATTACAGATATTAATGTTCCTAGAGTAAGAGCTACTGCTAACATAGTTTTTCTCCCGAGAGTTACTTTTTAACAATGTCCAAAAAAAATTCAAATTGAAAATGTATCTCTCGTTTGAAGAGAGACAACATCTTACCAAAACGGACTAAAAATGTTTTTGGTTTTGATGGTTTCTCCCTCCTATTATTACGTCTTAGCATCAATTCGATTCCACGATTAATGTTAAACGTAGAATCATTTTTATTTAGTTGCCTTTCTTCTTCCTGGTCGTTTGTCATAGTTATACTTTACAGCATCTTCAATGATTGAATGTAAGAAATTTCGTATCTTTCTTGCTTGAGGTTTGGGAATATGCCCATATGCTTCACGAAGTTGTTTATGCATTTCATCAGAACCTCCTTCAAGATAATCATCAAGATCTTTGACCAGGCTGTTGATTTCATTAGCAGTAGAGCTCTGGATAAACTGCTCTACCTCAACTTTTTTTATTCCTTTTGATTTTAAATAATCATAAAACTTAAGAACAAATTTTCCATTAAAAGCATAATCAATTGCTCTTTCAACATCAAAATAGACTTCGTGAAAATTATTCTCCATTAAATGATTTTATTCTCCTGTAGGTACTTGACTGTATCCGTACAACCGCCAAGATTTTCTTGGTCGTTTAAGATAACTTGGGGGAAGGTTGAACCATAACCAAATTGATTTATAAATTCATCACGAGTAAAATCCTCATCAAGTTTATAAACCTTATGATCAAGTTGAGCCAATCTTAGCACCTCTTCAATTTTAGTGCAATAGGGGCAACCTTCTTTAGAATAAACAGTAAATCTCATATCGGTATCTTAAAAACAAACTATAAGAAAATCCCTCCAAAAGGAGGGACAGTATACATCAATTATATATGATAGTCTATGATTAAGTCAAATTATGCCTGCGCTTCACCCCATCTTAAAATAATACTTCCAGTAAATGGAGTTCCACTAGTAGTATACACATTAATCGCAAGAACATCGGGACCATTGGGGAATGTTCCTCTACCGCCAATCGGCGTGTTGTTAAGTTCTTTAAGATTTGATAGATCAAGTGCAGCAGTAGATCCACCACCACCACTACCGATAAAGGAGAACACGGTCTCTCCTGGGTTGGCAGCAAGTGTTGGTTCGCTGAATGTATATGTTGTTGATCCTGCGTTTCCAGGTCTCACGTTCTGTGAGAATTCAATATAACGAACTGTTTGTCCGCTTTGTGTAAATGTTGGGAAGATATTTCTAACGGTTGTTCCTCCAGGAACAAGATTTCCTGTTACGATTTGACCAATTTTAGCATTAGTGACAGCAGATGCCAAGAAAATAACAAATCTTGTGTTATTGTTATCAGTAGTAAAGTTAGTTGCAGTGAAACTAGATGGAGCACCCCAATTAATTGAAGTTCCATCCGCAACTTGAGCAAATGATGGTTGACCACCAGTTGCAGTTCCAGACAATCCAAACCAACTAACATTTGCAGGATTTGTTGGATAATTTTTTGGATTTAATACACCCTCAATAATAACAGCTTGTGATACACTTCCACCTGTTGCAATAAATTCAATACCCTGGAGTAGCAATTGTGCTCTATTAATCAGTTCTCTTTCCCCCAAATCACCAACAATAGCATTTGATACACTAGGGGCAAGACGAATCAAGAAAGCAGTAGTTCTAATTGGAGAAATATTAAAGTTGACTGATTGATAGTTGAAAATATATCCACGGTCTGAGTCAAACAAACCGTCAGTTAAGAATGCAGAACCCCAGTGACTAATTACCGGTGTTGCAGTATTACTCAAAAGAACTATACCAGTTCCTGCAGAGTGATCAGTAATTCCACCGGCAGTATATGATCTTTGAGATCCAGAATAGAAGTTAGTGAATGTTGCGCCACGAGCAATTCCAGTCAGAGTATTATTGGATTCATTAATACCAGTATAGTTGATAATTTCATTGTCAATATAAAGTGATCCAGATGAAGGAAGTAAATCAACCTTATCAACAAAAATTTGTGTAGATCCAGCACCGACATTTTGAGTGAGTCTAGTTTTTGCTCCCTCATTAATAACTTCATAACGTACTGGCAAGTTACCAGATCTCATAAATGCTTCGGTGTTTCTATTATTGTTCTTGAGTCTGTGAACGAACAGATAATCGCCATTTGGACCACGAAGCATCCAGTCGATAAATCCAGCACCGTACCAAGTATACTGGAATCCGATCATCTGCATTTTATTGACTTCAATATGATATCCACTTGGTCCATTTCCATCAGCCTGATCAATATTCCATTGATGCTGTGGAATAATAATTTCATTAACAAGTGCAGCTTTTACTCCACTTACGTTATTAACCCCTCTGAAGTCTGGAGTCACTGTCATTGAGGTATTATTTTCAATATCAGTTACTACGTGTGTCATTCCACGTATAACAATTCTATTACCGACAATTAACTGTTCTCTAAATCTAGTATTTGTTCCTGTGACAGTATTAGATTCTCTATTAACGCTAATTGTTCCTGCCAATTGATAAGTCGCTGATCTTAAACCTACCGCAAGATTAACTCCATCATATTGCCAGAAGATTCCATTTTGATCGTCAAATGCACCAGCACGTACAGTAGCACCTTTCCACTTATAAAGTGATACTTGTGCCTGAGTTCCTAATATTGCATTTGTTGCACCTAATTGATTATTCGCAAGAATAGTAAATGTATTTTCATCAACAATACTGTTAACAATATAATTCCCATTATATCCGGATGTGGTAACATTACTTAGTATGATTTCCGCACCAGTTTGGAGTCCATGATCAACGTCATCGGTAGTGACAGTTATTATACTACCAGTACTTATACCCGTAGCATTAAGTGATCTCAAATCATATGCTGGAGCAAATAAAGTACCAGTGGTATACATAATACCTTTACCCGATTGGTAGCGAAGGTATTTCTTGGATTGACGAATTGCTTGAGCACCGTGTGCTGGTCCTCCAGTTCCTAACTGAACGCCCCCATCAAATGGTCTATGAACATAGAAACAGTCTGGTCTACTATAAATGGTACCGGTTATAGCAACTCCCACATTAATTGGTCCAGGAGACCTCGCATTAAACACTAAACGATTTAG